AAAAAAACCCGACTTGTGTCGGGTTCTGATAATCGGAACACCCGTCCCGTGCCAATAGGGACTGATGTCTAGCGTTGAGGGACAAACACGCTTACTGTTCGGTGGTTAGGAACAAATGTTGATTAATCTTTTGATTGTTTCTGCATTGGCTCTTTCAAGCGAATTTAGGAAACCTTTGTCAACTTTGATAACTTGCTCCAACTCTGCAACTAATGTTGCTTTTGTTTTTACGACTTTTTTCACTTTTGCTTTTTCCATTTTTTTCTCCTTAATATGAAAATAATTATATCCGAAGTCAGCAAGGGGGTCAATAGGAATTTAGCAGAAACTAGCAGAAATTTAAAATTGTAAATGCGCGTGGTTGCGGGGATTGAGCAAGTCGCAGCAGCGCTTGCGCCAAACCCGCAGTGCAGTTTCGAAACGAAGTGTGCAAACGAAGTGTCAAAGCGATGTGCTGGTTTGCGCTAGTCTATTATAAGGTTATTAATAGTATATCACAGATTTGGGCGGGTGTCAAGAGAAATTATGAGAAATTTGCGTTTTTTGCGACAATTCGCAACGGAGGTTGGTGGTTTCGCGTCCCGCCCCCCGAAGTAACGATTCGATTTTTTATAATAAATGCACATTTTTTGTTGACATACCTACCCAATGCGAGTATAATATACACATATTTAGGAGAAAACAAAATGACACCAATGACATTACAGCAAATAGAACTAAACAAGATAGTGGAGAACGATTTTGGAAGAGTTGCTGTAATATTAGAAGGTCGTGATACAGCAGGTAAAACAGGCACAATTCGTGAACTAACACATTACCTACCAGTATCAAAGTTCTCAGTATCGCTTTCATCAATGCCAAGCGAATGGGATATGGCAAACTGGTTGGAGTCATGGGAGAAGAAAATGCCAAGTGATAACCAAATCGTATTCTATGACAGAAGTTGGTATAGCAGAGCGATGGTTCAAAGACTAAACGGATGGTGCAGTGAAGAACAATACAACGAGTTCAATTCACAAGTGCTAAACTGGGAAGCAAGGCAGAATGTGCAGTTCATCAAAATCTGGTTAAGTATATCAGAAAGTGAACAGGAACGACGCATCGGTATCAGAAAAGACAGTCCACTAACAAGTTGGAAGTTCTCACCGAACGATGCGCTTTCACTCAGCAAGTATGACCAAATGAGTGTGCTAAAGGAGAGAGTGTTCACAACACTTGGGGATTGGCACTCAATAGACTGCAATGTAAAAGCAGATGGCAGACTTGGTGTTATCGAAAAGATAGTAGAGTTATTAAAATAATTCAAAGTTTTTCTTGACTCTACTAATCACTCCGAGTATAATATATGTATCAAAAGGAGAAAGAAAATGAAACAATCAAATACACTAAAGTTTTTTCATAAAATCCTTGACATAAGTAATGAAATCGGATATAATATATCCATATTAAAAAATAAAATACAATTTGGGAGAATTGATATGGCAAACGCTAAAAATTATACAGACGAAATGGTTGCTCAAATGACAGAGCAATACCAAGCAAATCCTACAAGGGAAACAGTAGATGAACTTGCAAACACTTTAGGCAAAACAACTAGAAGTATCATTGCAAAGTTAAGCAGAGAAGGAGTATACATTGCTCAACCAAGAACTACAAAATCTGGCGAACCAGTAGTAGCAAAGGCAGAACTTGTATCTCAAATCGAGGCACACTTTGGAATTGAACTACCTACACTTGTCAAAGCAGGTAAGCAAGACCTACAGAGATTGGTTGACACAATCGCACAATAATTGTCAAGGAGTGGTTGACCTAATCAACCCATTTTAAACTAGGGAGTTCAAAGTCGATAAGTGTCTACGGAAGCACGCCCAAAGGGAAGTGGCAAGTTCAACTCTTGCATCTACTTTGAGAAAGTTAATTCAAATCTAACACCTAGTTTAAAGTGAAGTTTCAGTAAGAAAATCAAAGTTTTTATTGACAAATGGTTAAAAAGTGGATATAATATATGTATATTCAGAAAATAAAAAACCAAGTGATAAAACGAAGTATCACACCCGTTGGGACTGAGTTGAAATTTTAACTACCAAGTAGTAAAAAAATCAAAATTCTTCTTGACAAATGGTTGAAAAGTAGATATAATATACTTATATTCTGAAAAGAAACAAAACAAAGGAAGATTCAACGCCTTAAAGGTTGAATTACAGAACGGCAATGCTCAGAAAAGACTGCCAAGTGAGGCATCACATAAAACATCGCCGTATGCTCTTTAGATATTTTGAGAACGCGTTAACCGAGAATAATATCTGCGTTTTGACAGTCGTATACAGACATATTTTGCAGACATAAAAGCGAGTGTATACCCGATTAACTGGTCGGAAAAGGAAGTGGGAAGGAATACTATCGGTAAATCCAAACACTGAAGTCCTGCGATTCATCTATAGATGTCAACGGCAGTTTGGTGGTAAGTAGCAGACACGAACACCCCTTCCAGCACTTTATCGAAAGTATAAAATCGAGAGGATTACACTTTATTTCACTCGTAAAACAGAAAATCAGTGCGTGATTGACGGGTAGATACAGCGACAATATCTCCTAGTGTTCTGCTTCGAACGCTCGACCTTGATAACAAACCAATTTATTGGTAGCAACAAGTTCCAAATGGAGAAGTAGTAAGTCAAGTCCTTTCTTGAATTAGACTTGGAGTTTGTTGGAGTTCTCGACCAAACCAACACTTTTAAGACTTCAGTGTCCTAGTGTGATAACAGACCAAGAAGTGGTGTAACCACGAATTGAGTAGCAACACACCCTCAAGTAAATGCGAGGATAGGTCTTAACAGGGCAAGCAACTTGATGTAAAGAGAAGTTGCATCGTATCCTGCGAGGATATCCCACACAATCGTTTGAGGTTCGCGGTAAATAAATCCGAGATTGTAGTAGGGTAAGTGGGGCAGATACACTGTGGATAGGTTCAACATTCAATTCCAAGTTGACCACATTAAAAACAAACAAAACAAACAACTTACATATGGGGTTTTAGAGCAGTAAGGTTTCGACTTTACTGCTCTTTTTTTGCTTCAAATAATGTTGACATCAAAATTATCTACCTTAATTCAAAATAGTTCTTGACAATCATGTCAAAGTTTAGTATAATATACATATCAAAAGAAAAAGGAAACCACATTTTCCGACATAATGAGTGTGGGGTTCTGATACCGACAATCAGCAGTAGTGGAGGAGGTAGACACTACACTTAACTATAACAGATTAATTAAAAAGGAGGGCATCATGCCAGCAAAGTTCAAACCAAGTGAAAAAATTTATAAAAGAGGAGTGCCAGCAAGTCAGTTGCCAACACGCCACTATTACCTAAAGAACACTCCTAAAGATGAGTTGTTCGCAGAAATCAACAAGCACAATGTCAAACCAAAACAAAGACAAAAGTGCCTTAACGAACTAACAAGACGAGGAATCAAAGTCGAGTGGGTTAGTAAGGAGAGTGTGTAATGAGAGCATGGGGAAGTAATCATGTGTCGCATAAAAAGAAAACCTGTCAAGGTAATGGACGCGGCACATTCAGTATCAATATGAACAAGAACAAAAAGCGTTCTTACAAGAAATACAGGGGGCAAGGCAAATGACAGTAGCAATTCTATCACAAAAAGACTACCAAATCTTCAAACAGAAAGTAGCAAAACTAAGTAAAGCAGGCATTAAATTAGACTTTACAGTGGCAAAACCAAACCACAAGAAAGTCAAAGTGACAATGCACACACCTATCCAAGCAGATAAGTGGGACGAGGTATGCGATGTTCAATAAGATGTTAGAGAAAATTTGGGAACCCTTTGACAACGAAGACCCAGCAGAGTGGATTCTGCTGGGTGTTTCTGTGTGCGTGGCATTTATATTCATAGTGGGGGCGATATGGACTTAACAGTATTAATTCTAGTAGCAATGTTTCTAGTATTCATATACTTCAACGACAGGGATGACAACTGGCGTGGATAATGTAATTCGGTTTCCAATAGAGAGAACTGAGAAAGCAGTATTGATTCGAAGTCTTCGACACCAAGAGGAAGAAATCCGTATGTGTCTTGATGACATCGAATCGCTAAACGAACATATAGTAGAACTAACAGCAGAATACGAAATGCTGTTAGATAGACTATGTGAATTATCAAATATACCAACAGGAGAGAATGATGTTTAAAGGTAGTATGTTATATGACCAACATGGTCGTAAGCGTAAAGTAAGAAAACTTTACACAAGTAAGAAAGCGACGCCTAATTTTAAGGCACAAGCAACAAAAAAGTTTAAACCTACTAGTGAAATACCTAGTGGTAAAATGACGGAGTATAAAACACCAAAAGATACTTCATATAAGCAAGAAATAAGTAAACAATACACAGTAAGTATTGCCTATAACAAGGGTGCTTACCAAGTGATTCCAAAAAGCGAGGTAAAAGACATTGGGAAATAAATATAATAAGCATTATGCGATTGGTATGTTCGCTAATGGTAGTAAAATAAGTAAGATATCATACCCAGAAGGAACTAAACAAGCATGGCAAGGTGATTGTCCAGCAAGAAATAGTAGACATATGTTCATCACATTAGAGAGTGGTGAAGTGGTTAGAGATGACCAATTAATTTTAAGTAAACAAAAGTGGGATGCTCTCCAAAAGGCAGAGAAGTTCATATCCGAAATAAGTGGAGGAGTGGCATAATGAGTAAAATAAACGACTACGCATTGTTTGTAGACCAGTGCACATCCGATACCAGTAAAGATACGACCAAAATGTGTGATAGATTGGACTATCTACGAGGAGATTACTCAATGATAGGCAGTAAAGTAATCGAACAGGAAGTAGATATGGCAAGACTGATGACTGCATTGATAGGAATGATGGCAGAGAGTGGAGAATTTGCAGAAGTAGTAAAGAAAAAAGTATTTCAAGCAGATAGTAAGTTCTCAAACGATGAGATTTTCCACATGAAAAGAGAACTGGGCGATGTACTTTGGTACTGGGTGCAGGGATGTATGGCATTAGGTATTACACCTGATGAAGTAATGGATGAAAACATTAGGAAACTAGAGAGTAGATATCCGAATGGTTTTGAAGTAATAAGAAGTGAAGTCAGAGAAGAGGGGGACATATAATGGCAAATCATGTATATTTTACCATCAGTATTGATGGATTAAGTGAGGAACAACACGAAACATTGTTCAAAAGTGAATTAGTAACTAGACCACATTGGAATGAGGGCGAACCACCTATAGAGTATCAAGAGTTAGTAGAAGTTCATGAGCAACCTTTCATGAGTAATGTAGAAAGAACTTATGACAAAGATGGTTGGATTGAAGACTCATACAGTTGGTATTGTGATAACTGTGGGGCAAAGTGGGTAAACATTGATGACTGGGACTACGGCAATATCAGTGGTTATAGTGCTTGGTCACATCCTACTCCTATGGTAGAAAATATGTTACAGTGGGCAAGTCATAAGTTTAATGTTGAATTAAGTGCAAGTATGACTTATGAAGATGAGTTCAGAAACTACATTGGAGTTGACCATTTTGAATCCTACCACGAAGATGGAGAGTGGTATTGTAGTAGCAGTGAGAACTATATTGATGGTGGTGATTTAACTGCTATGGTAGAAGAAAAATTCAACTGCGATGTATCTAGTGAAGACTTTGACTGGTGGGAAGAATACAAAGACACTGGTATAGTTCCACAAGAGTGGCTAGACGAAGTTGTTAATGAGTTTTGGAGCAGTGGAGAATTGAATGGGGAAGTTTAGACAGATAATTAGAAAGTGGATTGATAGAATGATAGAGAAATCTTTTCAAAGACAAGCAGATAAACTGTTCTCTAAACATAATGTAAGCTACAGAGATGGAGATAATACATGATGGGGCAGTTTGATTATAAAGTAGAAAACCAAAGAAAACTGCTACTAGCAGAAGAATGGGCGAAAGGAGTAAAAGCAATACATGGACACAGTTTAACTTCTCTATGGTATGATACTAGAGGAACTGATGGAAATGTAGTTGACACAGAATACAACGATGGATTAATAGAAAGAGTTATTCAATCTAGTGGAGAAGTGGTGTATTTTGGAACACAACTAAAAGGAACAGAATTAGTGGATAAGTGGGAGCAATATGAATCAGACAGAAAAGGAAGCTGAGTTAGAAATCGAGTTCTATAGCTGGGTAACACAGCATGGTAAGGAAGAAGCAATAAGGATTGCAGCTGATGAATGGGGTAAAAGCGAAATAGGAGTAAGGTTATTAGTAAACAAATGGGAGGACGGATTAACATGGCTATAAACTATACAGAAGACCAAGTAAACTACATAATTAACGAGTATAGACAAAACCCTAGTAGAGAAACAGTAGAGAAACTATCTATAAATCTAGACAAGAGTATAAAATCTATCATAGGTAAATTAAGTAGGGAAGGAGTATATCAAAAGACAGAATATACAACCAAAACGGGTGAAAAACCAATCACCAAACTAGAATTAGTAATAGAATTAGCAGAAAGATTACAGCTATCTACCGAAGCCCTAGCGGGTTTGGAGAAAGCTCCTAAAACTGCATTGAAAAATTTAAGAGAGGCAATATGAGAGTATGTAAACTAGGAAAAACAGATGAATTAGTAGAAAAACATGGAAGATACGCAGAAGTGTTAGGACTAATAGACAGCCCCAGCGGGGTTCAAGCAAGACTAAAGTTTGGAGATGGTCATAGACAGACACTACCAGTAAGAAGAATTCGTATGCTACAGAAAGAAGGCATACCACATTCTAAAGATGGGTGGTTTTGACGGCTAAGGGACAACTTGTGTAAGTAAGAGGGGACTTCGTGTCCCTTTTTCTTTGTTAAAAAAATTTTGGTTGGAGCAAGTTGTGT